GAATTTAGCCCATGGTGGGCATCCTGTCCTGGCAATGTGCGCTGCTAACGCGGTCGCACTGCCGGACCCGGCGGGCAATCGAAAACTGGACAAGTCAAGGGCAACAGGGCGCATCGACGGTATGGTTGCGCTGGCCATGGCTGCGGGGGTTGAAGCTATGACGACAGAGATCACCCCTGTTTCAGTCTATGAAGTAATGGCGAGGGATGCAGCATGAGCCTTTGGAAACGGCTTGTCGCGGCCTTTACCCTTCGAGAAAGCGAATCCTGGTATGAAACCGGGTTTGCCAGCAAGACCAGCGCTGGTATATCGGTCAATGCCAACAATGCTATCCGCGTTTCTGCGGTGATGGCTTGCGTAAAGGTTATTTCCGAAAGCGTCGGGCAGTTGCCGGTAAACCTTTATCGGCGGATGCCTGAAGGCGGCAAGGAAAAGGCGGTCGATCACCCGCTGTATAGCGTCCTGCACGATCTGCCGAACGACTTCATGACTTCGGGCGAATTGTTTGAAACCGCCTGCGTCAACCTTGGCCTAGGCGGCATGGCCTACCATTGGATCGAACGCGACGGACGCGGGCGCATTCGTTCGGTAGAGCCAATCGAGCCTTACAAGGTCCGTGTGTGGCGCAATGAGGGCAGCGGAAGCGTCTTTTACAAGTTGGACGGTGACAATACGCCGGTTCCTGCCGAAAAGATATGGCGCATCCGGGGCTGGGGCAGCGACAAATACGTGGGCCTGCCGCCGATTGACGTATCGCGGGAGGCCATTGCGCTATCCATTGCGGGCGAACAACGCGCCGCTTCGATGCACAAGAACGCTGCATTGCCTTCGGGCGTGGTTAAAACAGCCGGTGGCATGGGGCCAGAGGCGCTCAAGCTATTAAAGGCGCACTTTGCGCAGACCTATGCGGGCAGTTCCGAGCACGGCAACACACTTTGGCTTGATGCCGGAATGGAATTCACCCCGCTTTCCCATGATGCGGACAAATCGCAGTTCATGGAAAGCCGCCGCTTCCAGTTGCAGGAAATTGCGCGAGGCTACCGCGTCCCACTGCATATGATCGGCGATCTGGACCGGGCGACCTTTTCCAATATCGAACAGCAATCAATCGAGTTTGTTGTTTACACTTTAGGCCCTTGGCTGCGCAGAATTGAACAATCAATCACCCGCGATCTGATTTTGCCAAGTGAACGCGGGCAGTATTTCTGCAAATTCAATGTTAATTCTTTGCTTCGGGGCGACATTTTGGCCCGTTACGATGCCTATAATAAGGCTATTCTGTCCGGCTGGCTGAACCGCAACGAAGTGCGGGAGCTTGAGGACTTCAACATAAAGCCCGGCCTTGATGAATTTGTATTGCAGCCGGGTATGCTTTCGGGGGAATCGGCTAATGACGCGGCCTAATTGGTATTCAATTTCGGCCAAATCGGCCCAAAACAGCGCAGAAGTGCTGATTTATGACGAAATCGGCATTTGGGGCATTGATGCGCAGCAGTTCGTAACGGACCTTGCCGCGCTTGACGTTGCCCATATTGATCTGCGCTTGAACACGCCGGGCGGTTCGGTTTTCGATGGCAACGCCATTTACAACGCGCTGAAGCGCCATCCCGCGTCCATTACGTCCCATATTGACGGCATAGCGGCCTCTATGGGTTCGGTTATCGCCCTTGCTGGCGATGAAGTCCGCATGGCTGCGAATGCGCTTTACATGATCCACAACCCTTGGACGCTTTCAATGGGCGATGCGGCAGAATTGCGCGCCACTGCCGACATTCTCGACAAGTTGCGGGACGGTATAGTGGGCGCATATCAGGACAAGACCGGCGAAACGGCGGAAGTTCTGCAATCGGCGATGGATTCCGAAACGTGGTTTAGCGCAGAGGAAGCCAAAGCATTCGGTTTCGTGGATGAAATCACGACCACGAAGAAGGCGAAGGCTACAGCTTCGATCAAGGCGGCAATGGCGCGCTTCAAAAACGCTCCCGACCTGCCGGATGCCGAGCCGGGTGCCGAGGATACTAATTATCAAGTTGCGCTGGCAGCATATCGCCGCCGCCAGCAAATCAATGAGTGGGAAGCTAAATAGCAACCTTCTTATAAGCGGCCCGCGGGCCATTCGACGGTCGCTTTAGGGCGGCTTTTTTAATGTCATAAATGAGGATTATCTTAACATGACAAACATCAGTGACCTGCGCGCAAAACGTGCGCAAATGGTCGCCGCAGCCCGCGAAATTCTCGACGCTGCCGGCGACAACGACCTTTCTGCTGAATCTGAAGCAAAGTGGAATGAAATTGACGGCCATATCTCTGCGGCAACCAAGCGCATTGAGCGCGAAGAGGCACTCGTTGCACAGGAAGCGGCGCTTGCTAAGCCTGTTGGCAGCACTGCGACCGAAATCGAAAGCGGCGAACGCAATGACAGCCCGCTTGCACAGGCTGGCTATCGCAATGCGTTCAACCAGTTTATCCGCGTCGGCAAGAATGGCCTGACAAGCGATTTTGTGGGCGCGCTTCAAGTTGGCACGGATGCCGAAGGCGGTTTCTTGACCCCTGAAGAGTTCGAGACACAGTTGATCCAGACGATGGAACCACTTTCGGTTATGCGTCAGATTGCCAATGTGATCCGGACTGGTTCTGACCGGAATATCCCGGTTGAATCTTCGCGCTCGTCCGCAACCTGGACCGCTGAAGAAGCTGCATACACCGAGAGCGATCCGGTATTTGCTCGCCAGACCCTTGGCGCGCACAAGCTGGGCGTCATCGTGAAGGTTTCGGAAGAACTGTTGCAGGATGCGTTTTTCAACGTCGAAAGCTATATGGCGGGCAACTTCGCTCGCGCATTTGCTGAGGCCGAAGAAACCGCATACTTCACGGGCAACGGTTCAGGCAAGCCAACCGGCGTTACCACGCAGGCTTCTGCCGGTGTAACCGCCGCTGGAACTGCCGCTGTAACTTCGGATGAACTGATCGACCTGTTTCACTCGCTGAAGCCGGGTTATCGGACCAGCGCGGTTTGGACCATGAACGACAGCACCGCAAAGCTGATCCGCAAGCTGAAAGATTCGGACGGCCAGTATATCTGGCAGCCCGGTTTGCAGGCTGGCCAGCCGGACAGCATTTTGGCTCGTCCGGTTCGTATCAGTGACGGGATGCCTGCCGCCGCTACTAGCGCGGTTTCGATCCTGTTCGGTGACTTCTCGCACTACACGATTGCAGACCGTGCAGGCGTCGCCATGCAGCGCTTGAATGAGCTATATGCTGCGAACGGTCAGATCGGCTTCAAGGCGCACAAGCGCACCGAAGGCAAACTGCTGCTTGCTGAATCGGTCAAGAAGCTGACCCAGGCTGCTGCCTAACTAAGCGGGGCGGGTAGGTTTAGGCTTATCCGCCCCCTTATTTCAAGAACAGGGAGCCGCATTATGCGCATTCGTATGCTGACCAGCGTTGCTGGCGATAATTTTTCACACGCGCCCGGCGAAGAAGGCACTGGCATCCCTGAAGCGGAGCGCGGCAATTATGTAAAGGCTGGTTTGGCAGAGGTTATTGCCGAGCCGAAGAAGCCCGCAAATAGCGGCAAGCGCAAGGATTCGTAAATCATGGCATTTCAATTTTCAGACGCATCGGTGAACGCGGCTCTCGACGCAATCGAGACAGCTATCGGCACCGGGGCTATTCTCAAGATACGTTCGGGCGCGGCCCCTGCTACTGTGGCAACTGCCGCATCCGGCACGGTGCTTGCGACACTAACCTTGCCTTCCGACTGGTTGGCTGCTGCTGCTTCCCGCTCTAAGGCTAAACTGGGCACTTGGGAGGATGCCAGCGCCGATGCTGCTGGCACGGCTGCACATTTTGAAATCACCGCTTCGAACGGCACCACGCGCCACATTCAGGGCACTGTTACGGCGACCGGCGGCGGCGGCGATATGACACTCGACAATGTAAGCATTGCCTCTGGCCAGACGGTTACAATCACAGCATTCACCCTGAACGGCCCGGCAGCCTAACTTTAGTTAGTTATGGAGGCTAGGCTATGGCCTTCGCATCAATTGGCACACTTGGCGCAACGGCCAACAAAACCGCTGCGTCAAGCATTGTCCACACGACCACTGCTGCTGCGGCGGCCGGTTCGCTGGTGGTGCTGGCGATTGCCAAGGATAATGCAGGCACTTCCGACGCCAGCGGGAACGAATTTACCAGCGTTACCGATAGCGCGGGCGGCAATACATGGGTCGAGGCTGGGGAATATACATACGGCTCGCCGGGGGCAAATAGTGGCGCTGCGGTTGCGGTCTGGTTCTGCGTTCTAACCAATGCGCTCGGTTCCGGCGCTTCGATCACCGCTAATTTCAGTGATAGCCGGACAGCGAAGGCGGTAACAGCCTGGAACTATTCGGTCGGCAGCGGTAACACCGTCGCGGTTGATGGAACGAATGCAATAAGTAGCACTGCTACCAGCACTTCGCTCACGGTTTCCGGCCTTTCTAATGTTGAACATCTTGCAATACGCGGCCTTGCCCGTGAGCAAGCAATTGGGTCTGTAGGAACAAGAGAAGGTTGGACCGAGCTGGACCTCGCGACTACCAGCGGCGGCAACGCGGTTACGAATATGGCGGCTGGCGGACTTTGGATAATAGCATCCCCTTCCACCAGCATCGAAAGCAGCACCCTAGGGGGGGGCGGGAGTCGACTCCGCCATTATCCTAGTCGCGCTGAAAGAGGTTTCAGGCGGGCCGGTCGGGATTAACGGCACCGCATCCGGTTTGATTGCTTTTACAGGCGCATCGGCAGGCACAAGTCCGCGCAACGCAACGGCCAGCGGCACGATAGCATTGACCGGTTCCGCAACGGGCGGGGTTCTCAATCTCGGCACGGCAACGGGCAGCATCGCCTTCACGGGTGCGGCGGAAGGCAGCGGCCTCACCTCCACCAGCGGCACGGCGACAGGGAGCATTGATCTAACCGGCTCGGCGACCGCGACGGTTGCGGTCCAAGGCGAGGCAACGGGGGCGCTAGACCTCACGGGCGCATCTGCCGGGACTGTCAGCGGCGGGTCTTCGTTTGAATACCTGCGGCCTGACGGTGTTGTCTCGGCGGGAAGCTGGACGAACGACCACACCGCGCTCGATGAGACTGCACCGGACGATAACGACCTCGCGTATTCGCAGGACAATCCGAACGGCTCGGTCTTTGAACTGAGTTTATCGAACCCGCTGACCGCGCCGGGCGCGGGCACCACGACGATCCGCTACCGGATCGCGCAAGTGCAATCAGGCACGGTTAACGCAGGCGGCACGGCAACGGCGCTCGACGTTACGCTCTACGAGGGCACGACGCTGATCGCGTCGGATACGCAACGCGCGCCTGACGGAACGTGGACGACTTACGAATGGGCGCCTGATGTTTCAGGCGTTACCGACTGGACCGACCTAAGGCTTCGCTTTGTTGCCACCGGCGGCGGCGGCGCACCAACATCTCGCCGAGGGGTCGGCGTATCGTGGGCAGAGGTCGAGACGCCGCAGGGCACCGCGACGACCAGCGGCACGGCGTCCGGCTCGTTCGGCCTCACTGGCAGCGCCGAAGCGATAAGCCTGATTGCGGGCAACGCGGCAGGCGATATAAGCCTGACAGGCGCAGCGGCAGCCAAGGTTCAAAACAGCGGCGCGGCAACTGGTAGTATAGCGTTCAGCGGTTCGGCAGTGGGCAGCGGCCTTACGTCAACCAGCGGTGTTGCATCGGGAAGCATTGATTTCACCGGCGCGGCGCAATGCGCGGCCAAGGTTCAAGGCATATCAAGCGGGTCGGTGGGATTTACCGGCGCCGGGGGTGCGCGGGCGTTAATCACCGGGACCGGGACCGGCAATATCACGCTAACCGGCACGGGTGGCGCACAGGTTGGCATCACTGGCACCGGAACAGGCGCGATAAGCCTGACGGGCGCATCAACTGGAACGAATAAGGTCCAAGGGGCTGCTGTTGGCGCGATAAGCCTGACCGGGGCTGCATCGGGTTCGGGAGTGCTAACCACGCTGGGCACAATGTCCGGCGCGATAGGGTTCATCGGATCGAGTGCGGCAAGGGTTGGAATTGAAGGCGCTGCATCGGGCGGAATTAGCCTCACTGGCGCGGTTTCCGGTTCGATTGCGGCGATAGGGACGGCAAGCGGATCCATCGCGTTCAGCGGCGCGGCAATCGGCAACGTGAAGGTTACGGGCGTTGCGGCCGGGTCTATTGGATTCGCGGGTGGCGCGTCGAGCAGTTCGGGTGTTGCCGGGCTGGCGGCGGGTTCCATTGCGTTCACGGGCACGGCATCGGGTTCGGCAAAGATTGTTGGCGCGGCTTCGGGTTCATTATCGCTTGTCGGGCAGGGTTCCGGCGCGGTCGCAACGAATGCCGCACAAGGCGCTGCCAGTGGAACGCTGGTTGTAACTGGCGGCTCCGCCGCGACAGTCGCGATTAGCGGCGCTGGTAGCGGACTGTTC